AGCAATTGCCGCTTAACTTAATAGGTGTTATGTAGTAGAGTATCTAACGATACTACATAACGCCTATTAATTATTCCATTATAGGACTGTTTTTTGGAGATTGACATGAAGAAAGTTATCCACATAAATCAGCATGTTATCAAGAGTAACGCCAAGAGTGGCGAACGTGAGCCAGTGATAACCGTGAAGACATACAAAGATAATAACTATGCTCACGAAGTTTATGTTGACGGACCATGTAAAATAGTATATAGTCCTGACAAGCCACTGAGTTGTGGTGCTAAAGTATGGATCGAAACCGAAGCAGAGGTAAAGATAAATGAGTAACCATGAAAACGAAATGCTCAAAGAAAATATCTTTGACTTGTGGGTGGAGTATCTGGAGTTGGATGGGTGGCCGAAAGGCGATCCTGAAACCTACAAAGAAGCTGCACGTAGAACTGAATCAGAATGGCTGGAGATGAACTAATGAACGCACTACACATACACGGCGTAGAGAATATCAAAGTAAGGCAAGATAGCAGCTTTGATACCTTCACAACTGTAACCGTGACTGTTACGGATAGAGATAACAAACGCTTTGAATTACAGTTATTTACAGATAAAAACTTTGTACCTAACATGGAGGTAGAGCATGTCGATGATTGATTTCGTAGAGATAGAGCTTGGTGGTGACAAGTGGAAGATATCGTGGGACACTAGAACCCGTAAGAAGATTAAGACTAGAGGCGAAGAGGCTGGTCTTATGTATACGATATACTCTCTAAAAGACTTGACGCCAGCACAGGCGTATGATATAGCTATGCTTCAACTTGAGTGGCTGAAAAAGGATCAGGTCTATGTTATCTAAACAAGAGTGGGACGAACTGCAACAGTTATCCTACAATGTGATGCCACAGTGGTGGTATAATCTTGACGAGCGTGATGCTATGTATAAAGCATATGTAAAAGGACATCAGGAATGGGAGAAAAAAGAAAGCGTAAAGGTTCTGTGGGGAACTCCAAGCGTGGACATGGAGTGAAACGCAATCCCCATGCAAAGGTATTAGAGCAATACCTGTACCGCAATCGCATCCTTCCCAATAAAAAGAAGGATGTTAAACCGGAGATAACTGATGAGTAATGAAGCGAAGAAATACAACTGGTTTTATGGTGATAGTGTACAATACACTGTAGAAGAATATATTAGTAAGATACACGAACTTATATCTAGTGCTACTAACCAAATGCAGGAATGTGATGGTGATCTATTCATGTCTGAGTATCAAAAACTTATACAGGGCGCACATAAGTTAAGCTACCTTAACGATCAAATGGGACAAGAAAAAGTAAGCCATCTTAAACTTCAACCAAAGGAATAAGAATGAATATATTCTATCTACATAAAAACCCAAAGACCTGTGCTGAGATGCACTGCGACAAGCATGTGGTCAAGATGATCTTGGAATATGCACAGCTACTTAGCACAGCGCATCGTGTACTGGATGGCGACGAGTGGGCAGATCGTGTAGGCTTATATAAAGCAACGCACAAGAACCATCCGTCTGCTGTGTGGGCCAGAGAGTCGGCAGGTAATTATTTCTGGTTGAATAAATTGTTTCAAGAACTATGTAAGGAGTACACCAAACGCTATGATAAAATACATGGCAGTCAAATCAGATTGGGCGACTACTTATATGTATTGCCAAGCTCTTTGAATGAAGGCTTTGAAGGCATTGAGACAGGCTTAACAGAGCCGCCGCAGTGTATGCCTGATTACTGTAAAGCAGAAGGTGATGCCGTCATGGGGTATCGTAACTACTATATCAGAGAGAAGTCATACATGGCACATTGGAACTTTACACCGGAGCCGGTATGGTATACCATTGGCATGGCAGCAGAGGTGGCGAAGGTAGCATGAACGCATTGTATGATATAATAGAGGAACAAGAATATGGAAATGAAAGTGTTCGATCAGGTCTACAACGAACTAACACTGCTACAACAGGAGGACGTGGACGACCTAAGCATAGCCGAGCAGTCCCTGATGGCGGCTATGGTTTTTACTATGACTAATGCACCGTCCGTGCTAAACGGATTGTGCTTGATTTCTAACACCTTTAATGGTATACTAGCAGATTATACATTAAAAGATATCCAACTTGGAGGAGAGTAACATGAATATTCCTGCGTTTAAAGACATCGAAGATGTTCAGAAGTTTCTTCGCTATGGTGGTGATGAGTGGTGTCGCCCTATGGTAGAGGAGTATATGGAACTTATTGCCTTTGATGCAAAGCCAGAGGACATTGATATTGAAGAACTCAATGGCTGGCTTGAGCATGAACTGGTGTCTGTGACCGACGGCTACAGGGGTTGGGGCGATGAACACTGTTGAAGCAATAGAGGAGACGCTAGAGATACTGAGCCAGCTTCAACTGAATGGCTCAGTAACGATGGAAGACAGTGACAAAGTGTCACAGTGCATCCAACAACTACATCAAATCCGTTTCAACCTAAAGATGAGAGATAATCAAAATGTTTGACCATGACAAACTTAACTTTTCTGTAGAGAAGTTTGACCTGCAAGACGTACCGACTGACATTGGTGTGGGCTTGCGTCGTGTAGATACTGGACAGACACTAGCTATTGTATCTGATAGCTACGAACCTGTACAATATCTTGATATTGTGGAGAACCTTGAACAGTCAATCAATATGTCAGGCATTGATCTAGAGGCTGCTAAATTTGAAACCAACGTCATCAATGATGGTATGCAGCTAGAGCTTACTGCTAAGTTCTTTGCGGAGTCCACAACCATTGATGGCAGGAACGATATGGTCACGCCGCAGTTCAAGTTTCGTACCAGCCACAACAGGACATGGGCTAACAACGGGATGATGGGATACTTTCGTTCCGCATGTTATAATACTCTGGTTGACGGCAACAAGCTGGCGTATGTCTATGGCCGTCACTCTAAGAACTTCTCTGTGCCGAGCTTTGCAGGTAAGATCAGGGCAGCATCGGACTATATCTCCAACGCTGGTATAAATAAGATGCACCGCTGGTATCAGACCCCCGTGTCCAGAGATCAGGCTATCAATTTGTTTAGCCGTACACTGGCAAAGCGTCTGGACAACGTGACCAAAGCACAGGTACCTAACAAGGTGATGCTCTCCAACCTGATGAAAACATTTGACGAGGAGAACCGTCACATTATTGGGCGTGGCAACTATGAGAAGTATGGGGAGCGTACTGAAGGCACACTCTGGACTGCATATCAGGCTGCTACGGCATGGTCTACGCACGTACCAAAAGAGAACACCAGAGTCCTGCGTGAAGATAAAGTACGGAAGATGATGGACTCAACCCACTGGAAGGAACTGGAGAATGTCTAAGAAATCTGACGGCAAGTACGACCCGACACTACATCGAATCAAGAAGCGTACATCAATAGGGGCGGGAAATTTATCCCGTCCCAAAAACAAACACAAGAAACTTAACTGGAAAAAGTATAGAGGACAAGGTCGATGAACTTAGACTTGATAAGAATACTTATTGATATATTGTTCGCAGGAGTAACGTAATGTCCTACATCATAACTCAATCTGAAGACGACACAGTTACTGACATAGATAACTTTGATGTTATGATAGATCAGGAGAAGGAAGAAGTATATATCTTCGATCATTATGAGGATGCTGTCGCCTATCTTATGTGTCATGGTATACGAGAATTGTCTACAGGTTTTCCCTTCAATATAAAGATAGAGAAGTTACAATGAAGTACATTGGTATTTTTCTACTAGCTACCTTATTAGTAACTCTTAAAAGTGTAACTGTAAAAGCTGATGAACTATCATGTCTCGCAGAAGCAGTTTATTTTGAGGCACGTTCAGAACCGTTTGTTGCGCAGCTTGCGGTAGCTAATGTTATCCTTGCACGAGTAGAGTCGCATCGTTATCCAGATAACATCTGTGATGTAGTACATCAAGGAAAGAAGTGGAAAGGTAAACTTGTACGAAACAAATGTCAGTTCTCCTACTGGTGTGACGGTAAGCCGGAAACCATAGCCAATGTTGATGCTTATCGAGAGTCGGTCAGCGCAGCAGAGCTTGCTCTAAAAGGTGCTATTCTGAGTCAGACGGGAGGTGCTACTCATTACCATGCCGCCTACGTTACCCCTTATTGGGCAACCGATGAGGACTTCATGGTGCTAGGGCAGGTTGGTAGTCACATCTTTTATCTTGACACTCGCAATTAACAGGAGTATAATATGTCTGACAAACAGCTACAGTCCGCTTGGGAGACTCTAAACACCCATGTTAAACAACTGAAAGGTAGGGTAAGAGAACAGGAAAATACAATTAAACAATTAAGAGAAGAGTTAGCAAAAATAAAACAAACAGAGGCAAATACCACATGGGTAGAACACGATGACAAAGGTGTACGACTTTGATTGGCACCGACTACAGAAAGAAGATGTTCTAAGAAAAAGTCTTGGATATTCTGTAGAAGTCTGGCAGCTAATGAAAGAGTCAGGCTATAATGTTAATAGTGTTGAAGACAGGAACCAATTTTTCAAAGACCTAGAGGATTTAGACTGATGAGCAGAAACCTTTGGCAGAAAGAACGAAAAGAATTGTTTCGTTCACTGGTGGGACAGTACAAGTCCGAAGGCTATAACGACAAAGAAGCAAAGAGGCTGGCCCGACTAGAGGCTGACGAGATTATGGACGACAAAGAAAGTTTCATAGAAAATATCTGGGAGGAAGCCTACGATGACAGTTGAACTGATTGATCACATGGGTAGTGATCTATCTGTGGTTAACGCAGCAAGAGTTAGCTTCAATAAGGAGAGCAAGGAACTGTCAGACGGAGACACTAAACTAATACAGTATCTAGCAAAGCATAATCACTGGACACCCTTTGGTCATGCCTCCGCACAGTTCAGGATTAAAGCTCCTGTCTTTGTAGCACGTCAGTTGATGAAGCATCAGGTAGGTCTGGTCTGGAACGAGGTCAGCCGCCGCTACATTAAGACAGAGCCAGAGTTCTGGAAGCCTGACTACTGGCGGCAAGCGTCCGACGATATCAAGCAGGGTTCGCTCAGAAAGAGAGTGGCCTCGCAGTCTGTGATGGATCATATGTTCAGTGATGCGGAACGCCACTGTGCCGATGCTTACAAAGCTATGATTGACTCCGGTGTATGTGCAGAACAAGCCAGAGCAATACTACCACAAAGTCTATTGACAGAGTGGTACTGGTCTGGTACACTTATGGCTTTCGCTAGAGTTGTTAAGTTACGCAACGCCAAAGATGCACAGCTAGAGACGAGAGAGATTGCAAAGGAGATTGATACTCACATGAATGAACTTTTTCCTGTATCATGGAGTGCGTTATGTGGAAGCTAATATTGAAGAAGGAGTTTGGTGATGTGGTTGTCAAGAATTTTCGCACGAAAAAAGAAGCCGAGGAAGAGCTTCGAAACAGAGACAACCTCACTCAACATCTTACCCACAAATCTGCAAGAGGAGTATATGAAATCCAAAAAGGATAAAGAGATGGAAGTTCTTATTGAAGTATATAAACCAAAGACACGAGGTAAAATGCAAACATCTTTCAAAGCAGCATGGCGTAAGCTTGAAAGAGTTGACCAGATTGAAACGCTGATATCACTGGAGAAGGAGTTAGCAGCAGAGCGAAGAGAAATATCTTTGGAACTGTATCAAAATAGCAAAGGTAAATGGTAAACTTAATTGAGTCTTAGTAGTGAAGTTTCTACGAAACTACTAAGGCTCAATTAATTTGGAGAAGTTTATGGAAAACAAAACGCACCAACCCTGCCCCGACTGCGGATCATCCGACGCACTAGCGTACTACGATTGGGGTACAAAATGTTTTAGCTGCGATGAAGCGAAACCCTACAAGAATGGAAACCAAATGCAACACACACCTGCACCCAAAAAGATTGTTAACATGAACCAGCAAGCTAAGAACTTTATTGTTTCTGATATTCCTGATCGTAAGATTACTTTAGATACCTGTAAGCGTTATGGTGTGTCGGTTGTCAAGGACGGCAACATGGTCACCGAACACATGTACAAGTATTACGACAAGAACAGCAACCACATCGGAACTAAGTTCCGCCGCACCAGCGACAAGCAGTTCTGGTCGGAGGGCAACTTGTCAGATGCAGGACTGTTTGGTCAGAACATCTTTGGTCAGGCAGGTAAGTTCATTACCGTATGTGAGGGCGAGCTTGATGCGATGAGTGCGTATCAGCTTCTTGGGTCGAAGTGGCCGGTCGTATCTATCAAGAATGGCGCACAGTCTGCGCTGAAGAACTGCCGTCAGGCGCTGGACTATCTCAATAAGTTTGATACGATTGTTCTGTGCTTTGACAACGACCAGCAAGGTAAAGATGCACAGCAGGCTGTGGCAAAGCTGTTCGAGCCTAACAAGTGTAAGATCATGAGCCTCGAACTGAAGGATGCTAACGAGTATCTGAAGGTCGGTCAGCGTGAGAAGTTCGTGCAGACATGGTGGAACGCACAGACCTACACACCAGCAGGTATTATCAACCTTGCTGATCTTGGTCGCAGCTTGTACGAAGAGACGCACAATCAGACCTGTCCTTACCCGTGGTCAAAGCTGAACGAGAAGACGTATGGTATGCGTACCGGAGAGCTTATCACGTTTACTTCTGGCGCTGGTATGGGCAAGTCCAGTATCATGCGTGAGCTAATGTATCACCTGATGCACAATACTGAGGAGAACATTGGCGTCCTTGCAATGGAGGAGAACACTAAGCAGACTGCGTTCAATCTCATGAGTGTGGAAGCTAATGCACGTCTGTACATCAAGGAGATTCGTGAACAGTACACACAAGAACAGCTTGATGAGTGGCAAGAAAAGACGCTCGGCACCGGCAGGTTCTATGTGTTCGATCACTTCGGAAGCATGGACAACGATGAGATTCTCAACCGTGTACGGTACATGGCAAAGGCTCTCAACACCAAGTGGATTATTCTTGACCATCTTTCTATTCTTGTGTCCGGTCAGGAAGACAACGGCGACGAGCGTAAGTCTATTGATATTCTCATGACCAAGCTACGCTCTCTGGTTGAGGAGACGCAGATTGGTTTGCTTCTTGTCTCACACCTACGTCGCCCCGCCGGTGATCGTGGGCATGAGGATGGTCGTGAGATTACTCTGTCACATCTACGTGGGTCTGCATCCATTGCACATCTGTCTGATGCTGTGCTTGCTCTGGAGCGTAACCAACAGGCAGAGGATGAGGTAGAGGCAAACACTACTACGATTCGCATTCTCAAGAACAGGTATACTGGTGAGACGGGCATTGCTTGCTACTTGCATTACGACTCCAACACTGGTAGAATGACGCAGGTAGATAACCCATTCGTGGAGGACGAAGATGAATAAACAAGATAATCTAGAGCCACTTTGGAATAGACATAATAAAGACTACGGATTTGAAGAAGAGTCTTATGTTCTAACAATCAAACTGGTAGGTACAGTTATGGGTACAGGAATATCAGAAGAACATGCTCTTTCTAAAATACAGAAAATGTTCTATTCTCAACTAGGAGGAAAAGATATAATTGATTTGTTTACTAAACTAAATGAAAGTGAAGTAGGCATTGGATTTGAAGCGAAACACTTCCCACATGAAGATTGGATGGACGAAGATGTCTGAGGTTAAAAAGAAGTTTGACAAAGCATTGTATGATGTAGCCGATAAGGCTGCGAAAGATGCTATGGTTACGTGGTTAAAACAAAATGATCACAACAATATAGATACTAATGAAACAACTTACTTTGATATTGTCAGCACTGTGTCACCCGACTTACCCCGACATTTGTACGAGGTAGAGGTAAAGTATTCATGGAAAACTCCTTGGCCCGACTCGTGGGCTGAGATACGAATACCATATAGAAAGAAAAGATTGCTTGACAAATGGAAGAAAGAATGCGATAATGATCTCCTTACATTCGTGGTCTTTCGTAACGACTGCACACAGGCATGGTTCATTGACGGCGACACTGTGCTAAACTCAGAAGTTAAGGAAGTTTCCAACCGCAACATCAGGAAGGGCGAACAATTCTTTCACATACCAACAGCAGATGCATACCTAGTGGATATGAAAAATGAAAGCAGTAGTGGACATAGAGACTGATGCTATCAATGCAAAGAAAATACATTGCATAGTCGCACAGCATTATGAGACGGGCGAGATACGTAAGTGGGTAGGTGACGAGTGTAAAGAGTTTGGTGACTGGTCCAAGAAGATTGACCAGTTCATTATGCACAATGGCATTAGCTTTGACGCACCATTGCTAAACAAATTCACCGGCTCATCTATCACACCGCTACAGGTTCGAGACACGCTGCTTGAGTCGCAGTTATTTAATCCGGTGCGAGAGGGTGGTCACTCACTGGAGTCGTGGGGAGAAAGACTTGGTTTTGCAAAGCTTGACTTCCATGACTTCAGTGAGTTCTCTCCTCTCATGTTGGAGTACTGTCAGCGTGATGTCGAACTGACACGCAAGCTTGCACAAACTTTAGAAAAGGAAAAGAAAAGGTTTTCTAATCAGTGCTATGATCTTGAACGAAACATCCGTATTATAATCGACAGACAGCAGGACAATGGCTTTGCTTTTGATCTTATGAAAGCACAGCTACTGCTTGCTAAACTTGAGGACGAGCAACACGAACTCGAACGAAATGCACAGGAAGAGTTTGAGCCTACGATTGTAGAGTTAAAGACAAAGACTAAAGAGATACCATTTAATATTGCTAGTCGTAAGCAGATAGCTGACCGACTGATGCAGCGTGGATGGGAGCCGGATAAACTCACGGACAAAGGCAATGTGATTGTCAATGAGGATGTTCTCTCCAAGATTGATATGCCAGAAGCACAGATGTTTAGTAGATACTTTCTGCTACAGAAAAGAACAGGACTGCTCAAGGCATGGATCAAAGAGTGTGGAGAGGACATGCGTGTTCGTGGTAGAGTGTTAACGCTCAAGACTATTACAGGACGCATGGCACATCATAGCCCCAACATGGCACAGGTTCCCGCTGTGTACAGCCCCTATGGAAAAGAGTGTCGTGAGCTATGGACTATCTCTAACCCTGACACCCATCAGCTTGTAGGTACGGATGCCAGTGGTCTTGAACTTAGATGCCTCGCTCACTACATGAACAACGCTGACTTCACTAACGAAGTTCTTACAGGCGATGTTCATACCGCCAATCAACGTGCAGCAGGACTGTCCAACAGAGATCAGGCAAAGACTTTTATCTATGCTTTTCTTTATGGTGCAGGTCCAGCAAAGATTGGTAAGATAGTTGGAGGCGGTACTGGCAAGGGGCAGAAGTTAATATCTAAGTTCCTTGCTAACATGCCAGCACTGCGTACACTGCGATCTAATATACAAGAAGCTGCACAGCAAGGCAGTATTCCCGGCCTTGATGGTAGGCGTCTTATGATTAGGTCAGAACATGCAGCACTTAATACTTTGCTTCAAGGTGCTGGCGCTATTGTCTGTAAGCAGTGGCTTGTAGAGATAGACAAACGGGTAAGGAAGTCTGGCCTAGATGCCAAGCTGGTAGCGTCTGTACATGACGAATACCAGTTCGAGGTAGCGAAGCCAGACATAAATAGGTTCACTAAGATAACTAAGGAGGCTATGTATCAAACACAGAAAGTATTTAACTTCAAGTGTGATTTAGATTCTGATTATAAAGTTGGAAATAATTGGGCAGAAACACACTAAAGCTATTGACTACCACAAACTCATGTGGTATAATATATGCTGTTGTTTTGTAGTAGACAGCACCGGGGAATGATCCCCATTCATGGCCGCAATGGTGCGGTATTTAAAAGGAGAAAGAAATGAACGATCCTATTTACATTACTGGTAAGTGCCACTATGCTTCTATCACTGAGCCGAACACCAAGTTTGACCCGGTATGGAGCATTCAGGTAGAGGTGGACGATGACAATCGCTCTGTCATTGAAAGCGCAGGACTGCCCATCGCCAACAAGGGTGATGATCGTGGCGACTTTGTAACCATCAAGCGCAAGGTACTGCGTAAGGATGGTACGCAACGTGCAGCGCCTATTGTAAAAGACTCACAGAATAATCTGTGGAATGGTAAGCTGGTAGCCAACGGTAGTAAAGTAAATGTTAAGGCTATTCCTTACGAATGGAATTATGCTGGTAAATCTGGTATCTCTGCTGACCTTGCAGCAGTTCAGATTGTTGACTTCATTGAGTATAGTGACAGCCGAGAAGACTTTGCTCCGGTCGATGGTGGTTACGTTCAGAACTCTGAAGCCGTTCCCTTTTAACTAGCATAGAAAGGAAGAGGGAGGGAGTTTCTGAGTCAGCTTCCTCCCTCTTTTTATTATGAAAACAATAGACACTCTCGTTGAAGATATATATAGTCTGTTCTCACTTGATCCTATAGATATGGACGAGAGTGAAGTAGACAAACACATCGACACCTTTGGTGAAATGCTGAAGGTTCACATTAAAGACTTTATGTATGACACGCCCAAAGATCGTGGTAATCTAAGGCTCTCTGCTATTGGAAAGCCAGACCGCCGCATCTGGTACGATGTCAATCAGCCGCTTGATCAGGCCGACCTAACTCCAGCCACACGTATCAAGTTTCTATATGGTTATATTCTTGAAGAGCTTTTGCTTCTATGTTCTACCATATCAGGACACGAGGTGAAAGATCAGCAGAAAGAAGTGGAGGTAGAAGGTGTTACCGGACATCAAGATTGTATTATTGATGGCGTCGTTGTGGATTGTAAGTCTGCTAGTGGTATTGGCTTCGACAAGTTTAAGCACAACAAGTTAGCAGAGGACGATCCCTTTGGTTATATCGCACAGATATCTGCTTACGCAGAAGCTAATGGTATTAATGAGGCGGCGTTTCTTGCGATCAACAAATCAACAGGAGAGATATGTCTTACCAAACTACATCATATGGATATGATCAATGCCAAGCAGCGAATCTCTCACCTTAAAGGATTGGTTTCACAGGATTCTCTACCTGATAGGTGCTACTCCGATCTACCTGATGGTAAGTCTGGCAACCGTAAGCTTCCTGTTAGTTGTGTTTATTGTGGCTATAAGCGAGACTGTTGGGCTGATGCTAATCAAGGTAAAGGTATTCGTGTCTTCAAGTATGCACATGGTCGCAGGTATCTTACCAACGTGGCTAAAGAACCTGATGTGGAGGAAGTGACTGACTGGTGACACATTGGGAGTATCATAAAGAGTTTGACACAAAGAATAACTTTGGCTTTGTTTATCGAATAACCAATAAGAAAACTAAGAAAGCTTACATTGGTTGTAAACAATATTATGTAACACGTAAAGGTAAGAAAGTAGAATCTAATTGGAGAATATATACAGGCTCTAGTAAATACCTTAACGAAGACATCAAGAAGATTGGCAAGAAACATTTCCGGTTTCAAGTTGTCGGTGAGTATAAAAACAAAAGAAGTCTTCGGTACTATGAGTGTTATTTTCAAATGATCTACAAAGTTCTTACAGCAAAGTTAGAAGGTACGGATGAACCCGCCTACTACAATAACTATGTGGGCGGGAAATTTTATCGCCCCGTTCAGGAGGCTGAAGATGAGTGACATCCTTGACTTCGATAGTCTTTATGACCTAACTCAAAAAGACCCAGACAGAACTCTTAATCTAGCTATTATACTTCAGGCGTTGCTAGATATGAGTAAGCCAAAAGAACCTAATGAAACTAATGAGACTGCTCTTCAGAGAGATCAGGCATCAGCATGGGTGTTTGCTTCAGTTGGTGTTACCTGTGAGAACTTCGAAAGCACATGTCATATGGCCGGACTAGAGCCAGACACTGTTAGAAACTTTGCAATTAAAGCTGTAACCTCGGAGAATGTAAATGAAATCAGACGAAAGCTTAACTCGTTCCTATGACGAAGCAAACTACCCAAAAGAGGAACGCAACTATGATTATTATCTTAGACGCATGAAAGAAGAAAGAGCATTAGAACAACAGGTGGGAGGACAACACTACAAGGGATGCAAGATACAACCAGTTGAATATATTCACGCCAATGGGCTTGACTATCTGGAGGGCAATGTGATAAAATACATTACTCGACATCGCACTAAGGGGGAGGGAAGAAAGGATATTGAGAAAGCAATCCACTATGCCCAACTCATATTGGAAATGGAATACGATAAGTAGAAAGGGAACAAAGCTATGCCACAATTTCGATCTAATGAAAATCCTATGTTTCGCTCCAAGTTTAGCGAAGACATATTCAAACATAAGTATGCCCACCATGGGTGTGAGACATGGGATGCACTAGCGGCCACACTGGTAGATGATGTGTGTCAGGACTACCTACCGAAGGAAGACAAGGACGAACTGAAGCGTATGATCACCGACCTGAAGTTTATTCCCGGTGGTCGTTATCTTTATTATGCTGGACGTGATAACAAGTTCTTTAATAACTGTTATCTGCTACGTGCAGAGGAAGATACTAGAGAAGATTGGGCTGACATCTCTTGGAAGTCTGAGTCCTGCCTGATGACAGGCGGTGGTATTGGTATCGACTACTCCGTGTATCGTGAAGAGGGACGTATACTTAACGGCACTGGTGGTCTTGCCTCCGGCCCTATTCCAAAGATGCAGATGATCAATGAGATTGGTCGTCGTGTTATGCAGGGTGGTAGTCGTAGGTCTGCTATCTATGCCAGCCTTAACTGGAAACATCCCGACGTTGATAAGTTTCTTGCCAGTAAGAACTGGTATGATATGCCCGTAGGAGAGACAGGTTTCTCTGTTGGTCAGATCAAAGAGCAGGACTTTAACTTCAATGCTCCACTGGATATGACAAACATCAGCGTTAACTACGATACTGAATGGTTACTTAACTACTGGAAGACAGGAGATGTTGGGGATACTTTTAAGCAGAATGTTAGACAAGCCCTATCTACCGCCGAGCCGGGGTTCTCTTTCAATTTCTTTGAGAAGGAAAATGAGACACTACGTAACGCTTGTACGGAGGTTACATCCGAAGATGATTCTGATGTTTGTAATCTTGGCTCTATTAATATGGGGCGCATTGACGATCTAAAAGAGTTTGCAGATGTAGTCGAGCTTGGCACTAAGTTTCTTCTGTGCGGCACACTCAGAGCCAAGCTACCCTATGACAAAGTTTACAAGACAAGAGAAAAGAATCGTAGGCTTGGTCTTGGTCTTATGGGTATGCACGAATGGTTGATTAAAGGAGGACAGAAGTATGAAGTTACCGAAGGACTTCACAAGTGGTTGGCAGTCTATAAAGGAGTTAGTGACCACGTTAGCGCCGACTTTAGTAGTACTCTTGGGTGTAGTCGCCCTGTCGCAAATCGTGCCATTGCTCCTACCGGCTCAATAGGTATTCTAGCTGGAACCTCTACGGGTGTTGAACCTATCTTTGCAGTTGCCTATAAGCGTAGGTATCTAAAAGGTGGCAACCGTTGGCACTATCAGTATGTGGTGGACAGCGCAGCACAGGAGATCATTGATCTGTACGGCGTAGACCCAGCAAACATTGAGTCTGCTCTTGATCTTGCAGAAGACTACAAAAGGCGTATGAAGTTTCAGGCAGATGTACAAGACTACGTTGATATGTCCATTAGTAGTACTATCAATCTGCCCAAGTGGGGGAGTAAACTTAACAATGAAGATACAGTTGATGAGTTTACCAATACTCTTGCTTCTTATGCTCACAGGCTGCGAGGTTTCACGGTGTACCCTGACGGGTGTAGGGGAGGACAGCCTCTTTCTTCGGTGCCGTATTCTGAAGCTGTAGAAAAGCTTGGTGAAGAGTTTGAAGAAGGACTAGAGACACACGACATCTGCGATATTACTGGACATGGTGGTAGCTGTGGCGTGTAAAAAGATGTGTAAACTAGATGAAGATAACCGTTACTGCATTGGTTGCGGTAGAACTATAGAAGAAATAATACAGAAAGGTAAAAAAGTCCTTGACAAAATACCTAACAGGTAGTATAATATATGTGTGATGCCAATAATGGGTCACGTTATATCAACTTGCTATAAGGAGAAATGATATGAACGCATATAGGACGGCGAGCGATGATCCCTTCTTTTCCAAGTTCTGTTCTTGGACTGTGGGGCATGAGCAACTCTTTAGAGATATGCTAAAGATGAAGAATGAAGTAGGTGGTTATGTTTATAATGCCTACCCACCGCATAATCTAGTAGAAGAAGGTGATGGGAAATATACGATTGAGTTAGCCACTGCTGGTTTCACCAAAGAGGAGTTGGAAGTAAAAACAGAACACAGCAAGCTAACTATCAGCGGCAAGAAAGTCGAAGAAGAAGACGATGAAAAGATCGTACATAAAGGCATAGCGAAGCGACCCTTCTCAAAGTCTTTTACTCTTGCCGAAGACGTGGTTGTAGATGATGTTTCTTTTAAAGATGGTTTGCTTACCATCAAGCTTCAAAAGGTAGTACCTGAAGACAAGAAAGAAAAGATTTACAGCCTGTAACTAAACTTGGGGGAGTGCGTAGCGTTTGCTCCCCCATTTTACATAGGAGATATCATGAGAAAGTCACCCAACACAGTTTATATTGGCTACGATCCCAGAGAAGAAGTAGCTTATGAAGTATTGAAGTTTACTATTGAACGTATTGCAGTTGACAACGTAACTATTAAACCAATTCGTAAAGATGTTGTAGAACGTATGGGTCTGTATAATCGTAAGCACACCGTTAAAGATGGGCAGATGATTGATGACATAGATGGCAAACCGTTCTCTACAGACTTTAGCTTCACACGTTTTCTTGTCCCTGCCTTGAACATGTATCAGGGATGGGCTTTGTATATGGATTGCGACATGTATCTTCGCACAGACATCAATGAATTGTTTGAAGAATACAACATGGATTACTATCCATTATACTGCGTTAAGCATCAATATGAACCTACCGAAGAATATAAGATGGATGGACGAAAGCAGGAAACTTATCGGCGCAAGAACTGGTCAAGCCTTATTCTTTGGAACTGCGGTCACGAGCTTAACAAACGACTAACGCCTCTGGAGGTAAACACCCAGACAGGTTCTTGGCTTCATGGTTTTCAGTGGCTTCCAGATAAAGAGGGCGACATTGGCAGTATGCATCAGGAGTGGAACTGGCTTGATGGTCATTCTCCAGCGGAAGTAGAAGCAAAGAATGTTCACTTCACTACAGGAGGGCCGTGGTTTAGACAGTGGAAATGTGCAAGAGACATTGACGGAAGATACGCTTCCGAGTGGAATGGAGACTACACCTACCTTGCCGGAAAAGGAATTATCAAACCCTATGACATATAAAATTGTAACATGCTTTGACGAGAAGAAGCTCAAGAAAAATGGCTTCAAACTTCTGAATGAGTTCAAAGAAAACTGGCAACCTAATATAGAGTTTCACTGTTACTATTATAATCTAGATATTAGTAACTATTCTCTGCCCAAAGCGAAGAACATTCACTACCACAATCTTAACGACGTTCCTGAGTATGTTACGTTTGTAGAAGAGAACCCCACCCACGATGGTACTGAAGATGGTATGGTGCAGTACACAGAACTTCTGGATGCGCTGTCATCGGGGCCAGATGTTTTCGCTATTACTGAGTGTGCGTTCAACAATGAGGGTGGTTGGCTGATCTGGGTTGACCCCATGTGCGCTACAGTTAAAGACATTAGGTCTTCCACTCTTGATCATTACTTCCCTGATCCCGTCTATAACGTAGACTTTATCTATACGCCTGAGACATCGTACATCATGGCGTTTAATCTGAAACGTCAGACTGCTGTAGATATCATGGGCGATTGGCGTGGCTCTTACATGTCAGGCGAGTTTACAAATTATCGTGAATGGACCGCTGCTTTTATTCTTAGCAGACTTGTTACTATCTATACAGCACATGGTATGAACGTCCATGAGTTTACTGGTATAGAAAATCTAGTAGTAAACATCAATGATAAAAGTTCTATGAATGTCAGGGATAGCTCTGGTAAACGAGTGATTGAACTTTCAGAAACAGAAACCACTCCAGACATTCTTCCCGGTAGGTATAAACAGCTTGCCGACACTATTCGTTTTTATAAGCCTAGTACTATTCTGGAAACAGGGACGTGGAATGGTGGCCGTGCTATTGAGATGGCGCTTGCTGCATTTGATAGAACAGATTCAGTTCATTACATTGGCTACGATCTGTTCGAAGATGCAACAGTAGAGACGGATAAGGAAGAGTTTAATGCCAAGCCTCACAACACAAAGAGTGCTGTTGCGAAAAGGTTTGATGAGTTCACCCAATACATAAAGAAAGAAAAGGGTAAAGAGTTTACCTATGAGTTACATAAAGGTAATGTAAGAGATACTCTTAACTCTATCTATATTGATGAAGTAGACTTTGCTTTGATAGGCAGTGGAAACAGTATCGAAACTGTCCAACACGAATATAATATTCTAAAGAATGTTCCCGTTGTCATGGGTGATCACTTCTTTACGAAGGACGACGAGGACAAAATCCCTGAAGAAAAATATCAGGGTATGAAAAATCTTTTTGATTCTATCGCTACCAAAAAGATTAATGAAGAGAAGACAACAGAAGATGGCTGGACATCGTTCGATGAAAAGTCTACAGTGCGTAAGTATGTTCTGCCTTCAGATGACAGAGTACTTGGTGGTGGTCGCACACACCTTGTTGTCTTCCTTCATGACGAAAAGCTAGAGGATATTCCAGCGGAACTGAAACAGGTTCCTATTGTTGTACATCCCAGAGACTCTGTGCCGAAGGAATATATTCGAAGTAATATTAAAAGAAACCTTCAGCACATTGATAAAGACAGGTGGGTACGGAAGCATCCTGCACACAGAGGCCGAGCGGCTATCGTATCTGCTGGTCCGTATTTGGACTATGCGAAGCTTGAAGAGTTTCTTGCATTTAATCCTGACTGTAAAGTTCTTACAGTTAAACATGCATTGCCGGGTCTAATTAAGAATGGCATAACTCCATGGGGTTGTATTGTTCTTGATCCCAGACCTATCACTGGTAAAAGCACACACAACATCACACGCAAAGACTTGTTCAAAGACTTTGATCCTGACATGAACTTCTTTGTTGCGTCTATGACAGACCCATCTGTTACAGAGCATCTCATAGAACGTAATGCAAAAATCTGGGGATGGCATGCCTTCACTGATTCTCTACGTGAAGAGGATGAGCAGGGTAAGGCTATTGAAAACCAGCAGGTTAAACTAAGCAATGAGCTTGGTATTCCACAGGGAGCTACGCTTATTACTGGTGGTACCTGTGCTGCTATGCGTGGCATTGGTATGCTGCACACTATGGGCTTCAGAGATATACATCTCTTTGGTTTTGATTGTTGTAGAGACGAGCCAACTGACGAAGAAAAGACTGAGACTACTGGTGATCTGGAAGGCGGAGAAGTTCCTAAGCCAAAGTATATACAAGTTAATGTAAAGGAAAAAACATACTGGACTACAGGAGAGTTGCTTGCTATGGCGCAAGACTGTGAGAAAGTATTTAATGATCCCGGTCTTGAGGGTGTACTCTGCTATCATGGTAAAGACACTATGGTTGCAGACTTGTGGGACATCAAAGTAGAACAGGAAACAAGGCCACAGTTTAAAGGATATTACGATGACTAATATTAATGTAGAGAACACAAATAGTAGGCATAATCCTTCTGATGATTATGGTAATCTTATTAAGATGTATGAACAAAAGCATGATCAGGCAGCAGGTATGTTTAATGGTCGTAGCCTTTTAAAGTTTGTTGACATAATCAAGGCTTATCTTGAACAGCATAAGTGTAAATCTATTCTTGATTATGGTTGTGGCAAGGGTATTCTTTATAGCGAAGACTACCATACATTAACTAACGAAATTGACTGCCCTCTTCCTGAGTACTGGAGCCTTGACGAGCATGAACTTTTTGATCCCGGCTACGAGAAGTATAATAAACTTCCTATCCACAAAAAAGATGCAGTAATTTGTACAGATGTTCTTGAACATGTAGCAGAGGAAGACTTGTCTTGGGTGGTAGATGAAATATTTTCTTATGCAAAGAAGATGGTCTTTCTAAACATAGCTTGCTTTGAAGCAGTGAAGACGCTACCAGATGGACGCAATGCTCATATCTCAATCTTCTCTCCAGAGGATTGGATTCAGATGCTGGCTGAGAAAAGCAGAAACTTTAAACACTTGACTATCTATATGTTTGCTGATACAATGGTAACAGAAAATCCAAAGACCTATCAAACGCAAGGCTATCGCATTGATCAGTATCCACGTATAATTAAAATGAAAAATGTAAAGGAGTCAGAATAATGTTTACTCTTGTGGTTGTGGCAATGATGTGGACCAAAGCCGGTGCAGATGTTGAGGTAACATATAAAGATTTTAAATCATCTGTTGCCTGTCAGAGCGCTGTGTCATCCCTTGCAAAGATTGATAAACTAAGTAAAGGCATGAAGATATATGCCTTCTGTAATAGGAGTTAGACATGCTAGGTATTGCAGACTCTGTAATTGGAGTAGCAGGTAAAGTTCTTGACAAGTTTGTAGAGGACAAAGACCTTAAGAAAAAACTGGAGCATGAGCTTCAGACACAGATGATATCACTAGACCTTGCTCAAGCACAGGCGAACATAGAACAGGCAAAGCATCCTTCTATCTTTGTGAGCGGAGCTAGGCCAGCTATCATGTGGGTATGCTGCTTTGCTTTGGCATGGCAGTTTATTCTTGCACCCATTCTATCTTGGGTTATTATCACTTGGTATCCTACGGTAACACTCCCCGCCCTAGAGACAGGAGAGTTGATCAGCTTGATCATGGCCCTTCTTGGTCTTGGTGGTATGCGTACAGCAGAAAAGTGGAAAGGTGTTGCCAGAAACAACATGAAATAAATGTTAAACGAAAAGCAAGAAAAGTTTGCACAGGCTTATGTGCTACACCGTAATGCAACTGAGGCTGCAAAGTCTGCTGGCTACGCAGAAGCCTCTGCATATAATCAAGGTTATCGACTACTTCAAAGTCAAGAAGTAATTGATAGGGTACATGAACTAGAACAGCAACTTGAAACTGATGTTAATGTAATAGAAGAGATTGAAAATCAGTACGAGTTTGCCAAAGCAAACGGACATACTAATAGTGCCATTAAAGCACTGGAGTTATTATCCCGCATTCGTGGTGCTAATAGTAATACTGGTATGTCTATGGATAAGGATACATTAGAGACAGCCATCGTTGGTTGCCTCAATGTACTAGGAGAAGAGAAGGTTGTACAACTTTTATCTAAGTGTGACTTTGCTGACTCATTATTTGAAGAAATTGATAGCGACGATGCAGAAGAGCCGTCTGAAGTTAGTAAAGAAGAGAATATCGTACTGGTAGAGTAAATATGGAAAATAATACAAAACTAGCAGCGAAGAAAGTTGGAGATTTATTAGAGCTTAAAGCTGTATGCTGGCTCCTTGAGCAGGGATATGAAGTCTTTCGTAATGATTGTTCCACTGGCCCTATTGATATAATAGCTTTAAATTTAGAAACAAATGAAATATTAAAAATAGATGTTAAAACTGTTTCTATAAGTTCAGATGGAAAACGGATGTGCTTTCCAAAATTAAGAGACAATCAAGTAAGCTTGGGGGTAAAACTATTAGGTTTTAATAAAAAGACTAATACTTGGATTTTAATTGATGGAAAACCAGAATCACAACAAATTTCTTTTTAATTCTGTAAAAAAAAGGGCCAGAGAAGAGCGGTGAGTAGCCTTCTCTAGCCCGTTAGGTATGTACCTAGCCGAAAGGTACTGATTCTTCTGCAACCTAGCTCCTAGCTCGATACAGAGCGTTTTACTTTTTTATGGTCCTTTTAGCGGACTGAAATGCAGTTGCTCCAAAGTATGCAGCTACAAGACCCGATAATGCCAGATATGCCATCTCCATTACGTTAGCATTCTGGTATCTCTCCGGCCATCCAATGATCGCTACAGTCATAGCAGCCATCATTGCAAGAACAACCCAACACATTCTACGTCTGTTGACTTGATATGTTTCTTTATCAGGAATATTATCTTGACTCATGTTGCTTTCCTTTCACTAGCTACTGGTGGGTGTGAGCCATTATGCATGGCATATAGTCTATCACAATCTTTTTGTAGTCTTTCTATGTGAGTAACCATCTCTGCTAGTTGCATATGATCTCGTCTGAGATTCTCTGGACTTGCCATCTTAGCAAGAATGCTTATCCTTTGTTCTTGCGTTTCAGTTGCAGTTATTAGCTTATCACTTCTAGCATCCATCTTACGAAGACGTTGCTCAACATCTTCTAGTTTTTCTACTAGTTGTTTAATCTGCATCTTGGCTACGGCACTAGCTCCCGCCACACTAAAGAGTATACCAGCCAGAGTAACGACCAAGCGTATATCTATCGCTCCCTCCATACACTCCTCCTATGTAAAATGAATTATAGCAGTGACTATTACCGCAAAATAAAAAAGACCAAGAGCATAGCCTATGTTCACTTGTAGCTCCACACCCATGGACGAGGATGGTGATCTCCATCTTCCATTGTATCCAGATGTATGAACCTACGCTCAAACATGCCTCGTTGAGAAATACCGATACCTGTAAACTCATGTACAATCGCCAGACGTAAAAGTCGATAAGCATCATGCCCACCCACTACAATATCAGCAGCCATACCATAGATATGTGCAGAGTTAGGAGAGCCTCCTATTGTAGTGTTATATGCAATGTCTCTGTATCCTGAAGAAACAATCATAGGTTTGCCATAATCTTCTCTTAGACGTATGAGCCGTGCCATGAACTCTTCGTCCATATGACACTCACCTGTACCTTTACAGGCCATCTCTTCTTCAGTAAAGTATTCCCAATCAGCCACGTTTACTCCTTTCTACTCATCAACATCAGTTAAGCTAAATTCTCTACGAACATCCTGAAGTCTTCTCAACAATCCCATTGGGTCTTTGTCCGCAAACTTTTCTGTAAATAGATTTATTACCCTTCTATCAGTAGGATCAATAGGAATAAACCTACCCTGTGATGCGGTAACTAAATCATTATCCGGCTTTCCTAAAAGACCATTGTCTGTGACGGCTCTAAATACACGATTGGTATCGCTAAAAGTTTTTTCATTTCCCTTTTTATCTGTATATGTGATGTTATTAAAGATATCAAACTTATCACGTATTTTGCGAGTTACATTTAGTTTGTCTTCCATACGTGAACGATACTCATCTACAATCTGATTAGCAAGGTCTTCTGTAACTGCTTGTGGTTTAATCTGACGTAAGTAATTAAAGAACTCACTATCGCTTGCTTTCAGCTGTCTAAGGTCTGTACTAAGACTTGATCTAATTGCTTTATCAACATCAACAGTCTGCGGTCTAATACCTGTAGCCATCCAAGTTTCAAGATCATCAGGCGATAGCGGATAACCATTGGCCTGTCTAGCTACTTCGTCTACCTCTTCAGCACTTAGCTGATCCAGATACTTTCTAACAATCTCAACAGTTCCCGGCTCAAATGCGCTTGCTAATTCTAACGCACCACGTTTTATATTTTCTATATTAACGCCGGGACGTGATGGATCATATGTATCTTTTGACGCAATGTTCAAAAGAGAATCAGTTAAGAACTTTGGATTAACATAAGGTCCAAAGATGGAAGATGCTACGTTCTTTCCTAACTGCTCAAACTCAAACTCAGCCAAAGGTTCACCAGCCAAGGCTCTGCCTATAAGCTGTCTAATAGGAACCTTCAGATAATCTTGAGCATCATAAGCAGCAGAGCTTACATATCTGGTAGTAATTGTACCATCTTTATTTTCTTCAAACCCTTGTAGAAAAATTCTACCACCGCCTTGGCCCCATGGTGGAGACGAAGCATCCAATGCTCTTTGATTATCAGATGTAATTCCATATGCTTCGTTATTAGATTCTTCGTATGCTGCAAGGCCACCAGCAGTTACGGTAAGACCTCCTAGACGAGCAAGACCTGTTTTCATTTGTTCTACATTTCCAGTACGAATACCTTCAATTAAATCTTTACCGCCAATCTTGATTACGTTTTTGGTTGTTCTTGCCATTTCAGAAGGAAACAAAGCATACGTACCAATCGGCAACCTAGAAAGCTGACGAGCAAAAGGACTTGCAACTGTATAGGATGGCATAGTATCTCGTACACGTTGCGATGCTCTACTAAATATTTCATCTTCGTCTAAATCAGGATATATTTTCTTGAGACGTTTCATCTCTAGATTGTGAGCAACTAGTTTTGCATACGTATCTGGTGTACCATACGCCTGACTAAGAGCATCCATACTTTTTCTATAGCCTTTTGAGAAAGCATTAGAAGCTTCCCTACCATACAGATTTATATTCTTTCTTATAATTTCTGCTGACAGATCACTATCAATAACACCCTGCTCTTTCAACTTTGTTAGACGTTTTAGTCCAGCATCGCTCAATCCAGAAACATCAAAGTATTCTTTGTATAAATCTTGTCCAGCTTGTTTAATTGCTTTGGCACCTCTAATAGGTCTAAACAGATAGCCGTTTGTTGCCAAGCCCTGAACAGCACCCCATGTATTGATAAGATATGCAGGTAAGTCAAAGATTGTTTGAGTAGCCTGACCAAGTGCAGCTAGATTACCAAAGGTCTGTCCTGTAAACTTTCCGCCGACACTATTAGGATTAGACCAATAGTCTATACCATTGTTAATAAATTTATAGAACTGTGGAGAAGTGTACAAATCTTTAAGCAGAGGCGTTTTACCCCCAATACTTGCACCTAAAACTTCTGCGGTTAAATCCTCAAAGGATTTTGATGCATCTACAATAGGAGCTTTTTTCTGAACAATAGTAGCTGTTTGTTTTGGAAGAAAAGAAACAAGACCACCAAGCTGAACAGTAGCTCTATCTGAAGCACTATCTTTCAAAGCCTGTCGTGCAAACTTATCAACATCTGCTAAGAACTCAACTTCATTAAGAAGCTGCTTCTGTTTTGTCAATGTCGTTGACAGGCGACTTATAGCTCCACGCTCTTCACCAAGAAGTTCAAGGATTGGTTTAGCAAGATTCTTTTTTTGTTTAAGAGACTGCTTTGCAACAGAACTAGCGACCTCTTTACCAACAACACTTCCAAGCAGGTCCATAGGATTAATTGTAATTACTGTTTCTTTCTCAGCAGGTTTAGCCAATCGTTGAACCATAGCCAAAATCATGCCGTCTACGGTCTCATCGTCTAGCTGCTTATTAGCTTTACGAGCCTCTTCTTTTATAAAGGCACGAGCGTTATCTACTTTTGTAAGAAACTCACCGCTAACCTTACCCTTTAAAGCGTCCTCAATTCTATTTAAATATTGCACATTATTATTAGCTTCAAAGGTTCTGGTAATATAAGTACCATCACCCTCTCTACGATAACCAATACGCTGTTTTCCTTCCAAGCCCAAGACATTGTTTAGTTCGTCTTCATTCTTTGTTATAACATCACGAGCAGACTGAAGCCTCTCAAGGGTTTTTGTTCCCTGTAGATTTTCAGATACAACCCCACTGTCAAAGAAATCATTAACTTGATCATCAGTTATCTTAGCACCAGCTTTATTATCTCTTTTAATTTCTTTATTAATACCACGAATGGTTCTTTTAATCTCCAGAGCAAGAGCGTTCTGTCCCCTAGACCTTTTTAAAGCAGCATCAAACATTTCTTTAGGCAGTCCAGCAGTAGAAGAAAACAGCCTACCAGCACCAGTGTTAATTCCTGCAAGTATTTCAGTTATTTTAGACCTTGCACTGTCTCCAACAACTTCTGTATCTACTTTTACATTAGGAGTAGATGCTATTTCAGATGCTTCTTTAGCAGCCTTCTCAACAATCTTATCTCCAGCTACTGCACGTCCAATCTTTTCACCAAACGAAGGTATAAATCTACCGCCAATACCAGCAGTGATGCCGCCAATAGTAGCCATACCCGCAGTTTGTAAAGGATCAACTGATGCTTCAACAATATATTGCTGAGAAACATCAAAGGCGCCACTATAAGCAGCACCACTAGGAACAGCAACAGCAGCAGTATACCTACCTGCTGTCTTAGCAGCTTTTTTTCTAGCTTTTTTTACAGCCTCTTTTACAAATAGACTGTCAGCATTTTTCTCAATAACCTCTTTAGTTAAACCGTTTTGAGCTAACTGCTTCTTTAGCTGCTCTTTAAAAGAAAAACGTGCAGCAGCGCTAGCGGCCTTTCCACCAAGTAATCTAGCAACACCTGCAATACCTCCAGTTAAAACAATACTACCAAGTGTAGTTGGATCGTATAGAGTATTCTTTACAGCACGTAAAAAACTTTCCATATTTGGATCAGCTTTTTCATACAGGTCTAAAGAATCCAGCCACGCATCTTGAACATCGTTCGGCATATCATCAATGTTCAATGCAGTCATGCCCATGCTAACAAGATTGTTTCCTAACTTTGAGTGACGGTTCTTAAACCAATCTCCTAGATTATCATACCCTGCCTCTTCTGGATCAAAAGGTTTACCCTCTTCATATTCGTAAATCTTTTTTCCAAGATTAATCCAGTCTTCATTTTTTTCCAAGTCATCCATTGAAATACTGGTTACAGTTTCTTCCATAGCTGGTTGACTAGTTACTTCCTTTGGATCAACAGGCGGCTGCTGTTCTTTAAGAAATTTAATATCATCTTCTAATGTAAAGGTATTAGAAGAAGGAGTAATAGGAACTATTAATCTACCGTCTTCATCAAACTGATCTGCTGAAGAAGGCGCAACAACAGGTTCCTCTGAAACAGGTTCAGAAGTTTGAACATTCTCTGTAGCAGCTTCTCTTTGTTTAAGAAGCTCTAAATCTTCTTGAAGAGTAAATGTAGCCATCTTTATTCTACAGATTCAAATTTGCCATTACCCATGTATCTACCAAAACGACCGCTAGGTAGTTTATAAATTGTGCCTTTTTTAGGTTCTTGCTTTACAGTCTTTGCATTTCTTCCTCGACCTCTCGTAACAGAAATTTTACCGTCACTGCCAAGAGTCTGAACATTTCCACTTTCAATAAGCGCCTTTGCTTGCCTTTCTTCAGATATTACTCTTGCTTCTTTTTGAACCTTATTATAATCTTTACCAGTGTCTCTCAACTTATCTAACAATCTTTCAGCAACCCGTTCAAATTCAACAAGACGTGGATCAGTACTATCCAGAACATCACCACCAATCTTTAGACCTTCGTCATCAAAGACGTAGCCAAACTGACCAGCAACAATTTGCCGAACTGTTTTTGCATCATTGCGATCTATCTTACCAAGCTTTGCCCTATCTGTTAGAGCTTTGATATTTTCTGTTTCAGCCTCCAACATGCTGTTATAAATATCTGTAGCTGTTTTAATAGCATTTAGATCAGCAGTAGCCATTCTTAATTCGTAGGTTGCATCTTCCTTTTCAGCTTTTGTAGTTGCTGCGTCTATTTTTTCTTGTGCATTGCTTAGTTTATCAGCTAATTTATTTTCTTGTTCAACAGTAGCCAAGCTTGCTGCTCTTTGCAAAGCAATGTTTTCGGATTCAATCGTAGCTTCTTTAGTTTTTCTTTCCTGCTGCATCTTTGATCTTTCAGACATAAACGCTGGAAGCGCCACATTCAACGCACCAACCAAACCTTTAGTCTCCACATCCGGAGCATACAAAGCTTTCATTGCTTCACCTGTAGGACCAGAGAAAGTATCAACACCTTCAAACTGTTTCATCAAAGCTGCTTTTTGATTTGCAATACTTTCTTGTGCTATTCTATCTGCATCAGTTATATATTTTCTTCCTGCTTGCTCAATAGCCTTTCTCCTAGCTACGTCTCTTGCTATAGCCGCTTGATCAAGTTTACGTTGTCCTTCAAGACCTCCTGTTGGACGAGGAAGACCCCTCTGCATTGTTCTTGCAACCAACGGCGAAACACCAACTCTTGTACCGGCTTGACGCTTAACAACAGGCAAGGAAGCTAGACCACCAGCAACAGAGCCTCCACCCCTTCTAAATATATTACCAAGAGAGAAATCAGAAAGATTAAAACTACCTTTAGTACCTGCACCAAAAGTAGATAAGCCTGTAAGACCCAGACCAAGAAGCTGCTGTCCCATAGAAGTTGTAGGCTGCAATACCCCAGTTGTTGCCTGAGTTGTATCAGGAGTTCTCAAGAATGGATTACCATAAACAAAACTAGAGTACTGAGCAAGAGTACTTTCAGGGAACTGCTCACGCTCAAGAAACTCTGCATACTGTTCGTTTATCAGAGCCTGTGCTTCAGCACGATCTTCCTGACCAAGCTGCTGCTGTAGTCCTCGTTCAGCCAATCCAATATTAAATCGCTGCGTACCAATATCACCAATATCAAAAGCTCTCTGACGTTGGGTTGCGGTTTCATCTCCAAACTGCCTATAAGCCTGTTCAAAGGCACGTTGCTGTCCCTTGGCTTCTATATCAGCAAGCAACTGACTTTGCGCTCTCTGAGCCTCTGCGGCCTGTACAGCAGCCCTCGTACCTAGACCAGACATTCCTCCAGCTTGTATGGCCCTTGCCTCTAGTGCTGGCTGTACGTCACGTTCAAATGCCCTCTGAGCTTCTCGCTTTTCTATGTCTGTTACAGCACGTTGATAGGGACTCATCAGACGCTGCGCTTCTTCAGCAGTAAACTGAGTAGGCGTTGTCCTAATCATTTGTTCAGCTTCAGCACGATAAGGTTCTTGAGTCCCTACAAGACTACGCAACCCTTCCATTGCTGCCAACTCTTCAGCAGTTCTAGGCGCAACAGTTTCACCGGGAAACTCTTTATATCCTTCTCCTTTGCGCTGCTCATAAAGCTGCTGCGCCTCACCAAGAACTTCTTTAACAAACGGAGCTATCTCTTCTGGAAGCTTAGAAGTTGTTACCTGAGTGGTTGTAGTTGGCGTTGGTTTACTTCTGCCAAACAAAAAATCTAAAACAGACATTATGCTTTCCTTATCCTATATTTGATTCTAGAGCCTGTTGCAACGAGGCAAGGCCATTAATTTGATTCGGCTGTTTGGTTGTACCAAATGCTTCTTGCCGTATATCTTTAATTGTTTTGTCTAGTACTTTTGCACCAGCATCAGAACTTCCATTTCCAAGAGCAGCTACTGTAGCAGCATCTACAATATACTCATCAGGGCTAACAGCAAGTGTAGCAACCTGTTGTCCTTCAGCCCTATCTACTATTGGCATGTAAACATTATCCTCCATACCATGACCTTCGCCGGGAACCATACCAGAGTATCCACTATACACCATACCACCTTCTTTGGCCTGACGCATCTTCATCATAGCAAGATTATCTAACTGTGACTCAGTTCTCAATGCATTTTGAATTGCTTTTACTCGTGCCATTCTTTGAGGGTCAGAAGGCATTGGCTGTGCTGGAGCGGGAGACATTGGAGCCATTGGAGGTGGTTGCATCTGCCCCATCTCTCTTTCCATAGCATCTTGATTAGATGTACTTAGTACTCTTTTAGCATTGTCTACTTGTTCACGAGTAATCCCAGCCCTTGCAGCTAAGTTATCAAGCGCACTCAATCTAACAGTTTCTTTGATATCTTGATTTATATTCATTTTATTCGCCCATAATTAGATTGAGAAAAGGTTTGATCTGCAATAAAGTTACTATTATTATTATACACCGAATCCTTGATTTTCCCAAATTCTTTTATTTTCTGGTCCATGCGAAATCTACTGTGATCTATAAACTGACCAGTGTTTAGGTTACCAAAAAAAGTGCTGCTATTAATAAGATTGATGCGATCTCTATTATCCATTAGTTTAAGTCCTGCCAAGATGTTTCAATACCAAGACTTACATATCCTTTAAACTTCCCCGTGCTTGCTGAATATGCTATGTCTCCCTTCTGTGGTCGTCCAATACTTGTAACAGTTACCACACGATAAATATTACTTGCTGGTGTACTATCTACCACAGTATCTCTATTGTTTAGTTCACTAATTAGTATTGATCCCCATCGTTGTATTTCATTATACATCCGTCTGATGTCATCCGTAGACATATTCTGCGGAAGGGTTGGGTATCTTGCCATTACCTTGCTCCATCACCTTGTATGCCAAGCCGAATCGATCCCCAACGCCAGCTTGCATTATTTGAAGCACAAGATACCCGTACCTTCGCTTGCCTTCCTCTACTCCTGAAGTTTACTTTTTCTGTTGTATTCGTAATATCAAACTCTTTTGTTACTGACTCGGTGCTTTCTGGATACTGCTTGGTTGTAAACTTCATCTTTATCTTACCACCAGACAAATCATAGTCAGGAATAATCCTATTCATAAACATGATAGCGTTACCATCATCAATGTCAAAATCGCCAGACTCAATAAAAGATGTAATCGCTTCACCACTACCCGTGAAGACAGATACAGGTTCATTGTTATAAATATTATTACCAGCAGCAGTAACGCCTGTTGTAATTGTGTTTCCAAAAACTTCCTTATCTGCAAAAGTTGTAAAGATCATTTCGCCGTATATCCAATAGTCATCTACTGGATTATATATTACATATTTATTACATTCAGTATTATTACCAGAAGGGTACAACCAAACTATCTCATTGAACTCTGAGTTCAGTCCTGCGTATACTTTATCATAATACTCTCTATTGATATCATCAAAGATATAACGACGTACCGTACATCGTACATCTTCTACTTGACCAGTAAATTTATGAAAGTTATCAAAACCCATCCAATATGTAACACCACCAAAGTCAATACCAGCATGTTGGCCCACCATACCACAGTTTGTACCAGCCTGTGTAAATCTAAAGGTGAATGGAGGTCCGGCAAACTCCATTAGCCACAATGCATTATCTGTCCAAATGTTAATAGCATTCTTAGAGCGAACTGCCCCTACAATTTCTGTGCCATCAGTAAGAACAACCTCGCCAGAAGTAGAACTTACAGAAGGAACCCAGTTAGTTCTATCATCTTGGTCTGACCAACGCACCAGCATAGGATTAAAGGTGCCACTTACAGTAGCAGAAGGTGAGTATTGATTAGTACCCAGACAAATAAGATGCCTATCATTTGGCGACACAATAATAGAATTAGAACTTACTGGAGAAGTAGTAACAGACGTTGCTCTTGTAGGTATAGTAGATGCATCACTATCAAAGTAGAATATATTGCTACCTTTACGATTGGCTATAACATCTTCACCCCAGTTATCAAGACTCCACTGCGTAATATCAAATACAATACCAGATGATCCAGCAGATGCAGGTTGGTTCCATGCCCTTGTGTTTGACGCACAGACAGTAGCTTGATATCTAGCGGCACCGTATCCAAGACCAGCAGCGGCTATGGAGTTACCAGTAGGTATGTAATAATTAAAGGTTGCTTTACCTACGCCAGTTTCTGTGGTATCTGCTGCCGCTGTAACATTAATAGTAAATACATTTGTATTCTCAACAGATACAATTGGATATGTATTATTAGCAAGACTAACATTACTTGATCCTATAGCAGAAGTAGACGTAAAGAAAACATAATCACCAACAGATCGGTTATGAGCAGTATCAGAACAACATACTCGCACACTACCAGACGAAGTGCCAAAGCAAGCCGTAAGAGTTACCGCTGTAGTAATAGGAGTAATGTCATATAGCTGATCACCCTCATGTGCATATAGCTTATCAGGAGTTCCAAAGATAGCTCTTTTCTTGCTTTGAGAATCAGACCACACAATCAAGTCTCTGGCAGAGCCATCAAAGGTTTCTCCCAAAGCTCTTGTCTCATAGCCACGCATGTTCTCTGGACGACCTGCACGAAAGCGTACATAGTTACCATCAAACCAACGCTGACCTTCAGCATAAGGCGTAGTTTCTCTATGAAACCCCTGCTGAAATTCAAACTTTGCTAGTTTAGTCGCCATTATCGTGTAAAGTTCTTTATAAGAATTGAATCAACTTTAGTGGTAGTTCTAACTGCATAGAACAGAATATCTACCGCAGCAGCACTAGATGTAAGAGTTGGAACAGTTCCATCAGGAAACTGATAAGCTGTATTATAACTTAGTGTACGATTTCCGGTAGCATCTTGAATAACAAAAATATGTCCAGTAGCTCCAATATTTGTAGATGTATTAGTAGGAGCAGCTAATGTTCTATTACCAGCTAGAGTAACAGCAAAGACATTGCTAGTATTTAGATCAGGCACTACAGACGTTGCATCTGCAAGAGTAACAACTGGAGCAAAAGCACCTGTCATAAATTTACCCTTACCAGAAACAGTTACGGTGCTACCGAAGTATGCAGCCCCTCCAACACTCAAAGTAGAAGCAAGACTTACCGCCCCCGCTACAGTAAGAGTACCGCTTATATTTGCATTTCCGCCTATATTTGTATTTCCGCTTACGCTTGCATTGCCTTTTACATCAAGATTACCAGTTGCTGTGATGTTAGTAAAAGTAGTTTGTGCTACAGGAAGAACAGTTGTTCCATTTGTAACATACATTGCAGTAGAATCATCAGTAATAGTTACGCCAGTATTACCAGCCACCTTCAGAACAATAGCATCACTACTATCATTATAGGAAACAGAGTTTCTTACAACATATGCTTTTGAATTATTAGGTATAAGAACATTAATAGTATTATGCGCTCCACCCACACTACCTTTAAATTCAAGAATAGCAGAACGTGACTGATCACCAGAACCCTGATTTTCACTCAAAGTAACAGTTGCAGCACTGCCAAGAGATACAGTAGTATACCCAGCAATGGCATCATCAACAAGACTGATAACTCCATTATTAAGGATTTGACCCCAACTATTTGGATTTTCTCCGTCTGCTTGTTTTGTCAGTCGAAGATTGGTTGTGTATGTGCTTGCCATTAGACTGTCTTTCCTTTATCTTTCTTTCTACATTCTGAGTCTATTATATTAGTTTCTTCTGTTTGTCTAGCTATATCATAAATTATATTACTATATATAGCACAATCTTCTTTACTTAGAAAAGGACCAGTAACAGAACGTTCTAAAAGAGGTTCTCCTGTCGGGAGCATTGAAATCATAATTACAGAAATAAAATAATACATTATTCTTCTAACTCAGGCCAATCATAAAGAATGCCAGATTTAGTTATGCTGCCATCATCTTCTTCAGTATACGTTACGAATAAAGCAGCGATTGCATCTGTATCAGCAGCACCATCAATAGCTGTTTCCATTTCAGTTGCTTTAGTACGAATAGCATCACGCCATGTCTGAATGTTAGTAGGTACCGCTGTATTATTATCAGTTTTACGTACAATAGCC